ACGTGGCTTTTTGTGTTTGTCTTACATCTTTGCCTGCAAAGGCGCCTGCGGCCACATCACTGGCACCGAGATTGCTCATGGTCATGCGCACATTGTCTTCGAACTTGCGCCATCTTAGGCCATCGAATCTAAACAGTCTATTAGGTAGATAATCTGTTCGTAATGCAAATTGTCCATTAACAGGATTGTTGGGAAATGCTATACCTGCAACTAAATTCACCGCAGTAAATGGAGCACCATTAGGAGGAATGCCATCTTCAGTTAGATATCCATCGTACCCATCTCCGTCTGACGTTAATATTACGCTGCTGGCAGTCTGACCAACAAATATCGGATTACCATCTGAGTCAAATTGGGGCACTCCATTTTCATCAGTGGCCTGTGTAGCAGCATCCACAGTAATATCTGCAGCATCTGTACTGGCTAACTCTACATCTCCGTCAACAGTTCTTTGCAGGGTATAATACTTGCTGGTGTCATACCCACTGCGCGGCGCATCTGCTTCTGCTTGATTTAATACAGCGGCAGTGATCTGCATTTCTTTTTCGTAGGTGCTGACTACATCTCGCAAGGTATCTGCTAATGCATAATAGGTGGTGCTAGGAGGAGCAATGCCGGTGACTTCTTGGATGACTTGATATTTTTTACCATTGGCAGCAAGTACTACATCGCCGGGATAGTAAGTTATAGTTGAGTTATACGTGCCTTTGTAGGAGTCTCTATCTGCAATGCCGTCTAAGATCTGTTTGAATTCTTGACTGTCTACTAATGGCTTGCACTTGGCACGATATAAGTGTGGGTACCATGTGGCTGAAAATCCTTCCGCTGCTCTACTAACTTCTTCTATCACAAAGAATCTCTTAAGCGCAAACGTTAAATCATTCAGCGCATACTCATCTTTGAGGTGCGGTAATTCTATTACATCGCCTGCTATGATTTTACGACCTAGTTTTTCCACAGTATCTGTGATATGGAAAGTGATAAAGATAGTGTCATTCTGTAGGAACAGTCCAAACTGGCTGAGGTTAAAATCAATATCACTGATATTGTAGACACCGCGCATCACATACACATCGGGGTCATACTTGCGGTCTCTATTTTCTAAAAATAACAGATCTTGTATGTTTGATACATTATCAGTGGTATAGTTAGGAGTACTTGGAGTATCACCTTGTATAGATGCCCCCGGCCCGATGTACCTGTGCACCAGCACATCCGTTCCGCCAACTTGGAACATTTCCCAGGCGGATTTATCTATAAAGCGGAAATCGTTGCCCTTTTCGGGCCGGTATAAACTGAGTCTTGGCATAGTCATATATTTACCGCTACGATAAATACTCGTATGAGCACATCAGACCAAGCCAAAAATTCTGTTTACGACTACTGCAAAACCATGCTAGGCGATGGTATGGTAGATGTAGAACTAGATCCCATACACTACGACACAGCACTTAATCGTGCTCTAGCGGTTTTCCGTCAGCGAAGCGATAACGCTGTGGAGGAAAGCTATGTGTTTTTAACCCTCACTGAAAGTACTAACGAGTATATACTACCTAAAGAAATACAGCAGGTACGTCAAATATTCCGTAGATCAGTGGGTTCAAGAACCGGCAACGGTACCGGTGGCACAGTATTTGAACCATTTAATTTAGCATATTCAAATACCTATCTATTAAGTTCTACTAACATGGGTGGGTTATTAACCTATGAACTGTTTGCTCAGTATCAAGAATTAGTAGGTAAGATGTTTGGTAGCTATATTAATTTTACCTGGCATCCACAAAGTCATAAAATTATCATACATCAACGTCCACGCGGTGAAGAATCAGTAATGCTACAGGTATACAACAGTCGACCCGACTTTGTGATCATCGATGATGTGTATTCTGGACAGTGGATCAAAGACTATGCGTTGGCCAACTGCAAAATGATGCTAGGACAGGCCCGAAGCAAGTTTGGACAGATCGCAGGCCCGCAGGGCGGCACCCAGCTCAATGGTACAGCACTGATCACAGAAGGTCAAACCGAGATGGAAAAACTCACCGACGATCTAATGAAATTGGTTCCCGGCGGCAGCGGATATACCTGGATAACTGGTTGACATTTTAATTTCGTACATGCTATAATTGTTCTAAAGGGGACAGTTTATGATTATAGGTGTATGCGGTTTTATAGGCTCAGGCAAAGACACTGTAGCCGATTATCTAGTTAATTTTCACGAATTTCGCAGAGAAAGTTTCGCTTCAACACTCAAAGATGCTGTGGCCAGTGTATTTGGATGGGATCGAACCATGCTGGAAGGACGTACAGCACAGGCTCGTGAATGGCGGGAACAAGTAGATCCTTGGTGGGCAGAACGTTTAGACATGCCTACACTAACTCCTAGATGGGTGTTACAATACTGGGGCACAGAAGTATGCCGTAGATCGTTTCATGACGATATATGGATCGCTTCATTGGAAAACAAACTACGTACCAGCAAAGACCACATAGTTATTTCGGACTGCAGATTCCCCAACGAAATTAAATCAATTAAAGATGCAGGTGGCCAGATTGTTTGGGTACAGCGTGGTGAGTTACCCGACTGGTATGCAGACGCTATCAGTGCTAATCAAGGCAACAACGTAGGACTTAATGCCATGAAGATGCGTAAAATTCATGCATCAGAGTGGGCATGGTTGGGCAGTGATTTTGACAGCATCATCGATAACAATGGGTCTATTGATGAGCTTTATGAGCAAAGTGCAAATCTAGTAGTCGGACACAAGATCGCCTTGCCTCCAAGTGATGCCCTCTTTGCCTAAGATAGCAGCACAATTCAAGCACACAGTTTTGAGATTGTTGGGCCTGCAGTTATTGAGATTTTCGTCTATATGGAACACCCTAAACACCTCGGCGTGTTGAGATCGACATCCACATTTTTCACATACAGCCTTGGGTTTGTATCCTGCACGTTGCCAACGAGGAACATGCGCACCTGCACCATGTGCTAGACAGATTTCACACAGTGTTCTGTAGTAGGCACGATCGTTTTTGTAATAGTTAATGGCTCGGGGTCGCTGTACGCAGGCCTTGCAGAGTGGTCGCATTAGGTATTTACCCTTTTATATCCCTTTTGTTCGGCACCTAACTCGCTGTTTTTGGAATAGTATGCTAAATATTATGAGCAACTATTACCAGGAGAATAGGCGATATGGCACTAACATCACCAGGCGTACAAGTTACGGTAATCGACGAGAGTTTTTATACACCAGCAGAACCTGGTACAGTTCCTCTTATCGTCGTAGCTACTGCCCAAGATAAAACAAATGGAGCTGGCACTAACACAGCCTCAGCAACAACCAAAGCAAATGCTGGCAAAGCATTTAAAGTTACCAGCCAGAGAGATCTTACAGATCTGTTTGGTATTCCGTTCTTTGAGCAGACAGCGAGTTCAACGCCTATCCATGGCTCAGAACGCAACGAATATGGACTATTAGCAGCATACAGTTTATTAGGTGTAAGCAACGCGGCATTTATTGTTCGTGCTGATGTAGACTTAGACGAACTTGCAGCAGAGGTAGATGCCCCGGGAGCGAACCCAGTAAATGGCAAATGGTGGATTGATACGCAGGCTACAACTTGGGGTATCCAAGAGTGGAACAGTGCAGCTGCTACCACAGTAGGCGGACAAAAATTTACCAACAAAGTACCATTGGTACTCACAGATGCAGACTTTCCATCTAAGATCGAAGGCAACGCACCAAAAGAAGCTGTAGGCCAGATTGGTGATTACGCAGTGGTGTTCCGTACAGTTGAAGGCGATGCCTCCTACGGTACAACGGAAGATCTTGCAAGAATCTATTACAAGAGCTCAGGTAATGGCGGCATCGGCGGAGGAGGTACAGCTGTTGACGCAGGTGAATGGGTGTTAGTAGGATCAAATTCCTGGAAGGCCAGCTGGCCAGTGGTTATTAGTTCTACGTACACCGGAAACACTGGCGGTACACTATTTGTTAACAGCACTTCAATTGTAGGCGGCACATTAACAACAATAGCAGACAACATTAATGCTGCGTCTATCACAGGTGTCACAGCAAGAGTAGTGTCTAACAAACTTTACATTTATTCCGATGGTAGATCAGCAGCTGACGGTGCGTCAGGCGATTCTACTGGACCAGATGGACGAGTATTTTTGGACAACGGCACTGCTTCATGGAGCACAATCGGCATTCAAACTGGTGAATACATCAGTCCTAAACTGCAACAAACTCCGCATACAGATGTGCCCACTTTCAAACGCAGCGACAACACTACCACCGTGACAGGATATGCCACAGGGTCTGTATGGATCAAAACCACTGAACCTAATCGAGGTGCTCGTTGGAGAGCCAAGCAGTGGAGCTCTGCTACACAATCATGGGTAGCATCAGAAGCTCCTATATATGCGTCTACAAACGCAGCTTTGTTTTATCTAGATCGCAGTGGTGGTGGCGCAAACATTTCAGCAGACGCATTGTTTGTACAAAGCAATGCACAAGAAAACAGTGGATTTGACACAACACCCGACACAGCTGAATTCCGTGTATGGTATAGACATGTACCATCAGGACAAGGCACCAGTATTACATCTAACATTGTTAAGAGTGGAACCTTTACCGCAGCGTCAACAAGAACATTTACATTAGCCGAAAGCATTGTAGGTCAGTTGGCATTAGACACTGCTAAGACCATTACGTTGTCTACAGCTACAGGAAATGCTCCTACAGGTGACAACACTGATGCAGACAAGTTTGCTGCTGCAATTAACGCGGCTGGATTTACAAATATTGAAGCTTCTGTGGTAGCTGTAACGCCAACACAGAGCAGATTGATAATTACTCACAATGACGGTGGCGATTTTAGACTAACAGATGGCACAGGTACTCCTTTGTCAACATTATTCACAGCCTACAATATTAAGACCAGAGCAGGTACAGAAAACTTTTACAATATCTCATTAGGTAGTGGAGCAGTAGGAGCAGAAGATCTAGCCACAGGTGCTGCAGACGACTATTTGGTGTCGGGTTACAAGCCTCTGGCTGCAGATGATCCAAGATTCGCAGCTGGCCCAGACGCACCATTAAACGAGCCAGCAGATCAACAACTATGGTACAATCCAAACTTTGCTGATGTAGACATTATGGTTCACAATGGCAACACATGGGTAGGCTATAGACACAGCACAGCACCTTATTTCGAAGCTGCAACAGCTACACTGAGAACAGGATATCTGCCTATTGTTGCTGCCAGCAATCCATATGTGTCGGGTATTACTGCATCAGGCGATCTATGGATCAGTACAGCTGATTTGGAAAACTTCCCAACAATATACAGATACAACAGCAACTTAACTGATATCGGCGACGCTACACTGCGTTGGGAATTAGTAGACAAAACAGACCAAACCACTGAAGAAGGGGTATTGTTTGCAGATGCTCGTTGGAATACCGCAGGTACAAGTTCAAGTCAATCAACTATAGAAGACTTGATCACCAACAACTTCTTAGATCCGGACGCTCCAGATCCAGCACTATATCCAAAAGGTATGTTGTTATGGAATCTAAGACGCAGCGGCGGCAATGTCAAGCAGTATCAAAACAGCTATATTGACACAGCCGGCGACAACCCAAGAACCAGCACAGCTACACTGGCAGGTAATGCGTTTGTCAGTGGTGCAGGTCTAAGCATGGAAACATATTTCCCAGATCGTTGGGTTACTGCTTCAGGTAACAATGAAGACGGATCAGGCAGTTTCGGTCGCAAGGCACAGCGCAAAGTAGTTACACAGGCGTTGAAGTCAGTGATTGACACAAGTCAAGAGATCCGCGATGAAGAACGCAGAAACTTTAACATCATTGCTTGCCCAGGTTATCCAGAAACCATGAGCAACTTGGTAAATCTTAACATTGACAGAGGCATCACAGCGTTTGTTATAGGTGATACACCATTGAGATTAGCTTCAGATGCTACTTCGTTAAACAACTGGGGTACTAATGCAGAATTGGTTACTGATAACGGTGATGACGGCATTGTGACCTACGATGAATACTTGGCAACATACTATCCAAACGGATTTACCACTGACCTTAGCGGTTCAAATGCAGTGGTTCCAGCAAGTCACATGATGCTGAAGACTATTGCACTCAGCGATAACGTCAGCTTCCCATGGTTTGCACCGGCTGGTACACGACGTGGTGGTATTACCAACGCCACAGCAGTGGGTTATATTGATGCTGCTACAGGCGAGTTCCAGACAGTTGCGCTGAACGAAGGTCAACGCGATACATTGTATGATCTCAAGGTTAATCCAATTCCATTCTTTAATGGTGTAGGACTTGTGGCATACGGACAAAAGACTCGTGCAAGAAATGCATCAGCATTAGATCGTATCAACGTAGCACGTTTAGTGGTATATCTACGCAGTCAGTTAAACAAGTTGGCAAGACCATATCTGTTTGAACCAAACGACAAGATTACCAGAGATGAAATCAAACAAGCGGCAGAAAGCCTATTGTTGGAATTGGTAGGCTTGAGAGCAATTTACGACTTTGCGGTTGTGTGTGATGAAAGCAATAATACTCCGTCTCGTATCGATCGCAACGAACTTTATGTTGATATCGCTATAGAGCCAGTGAAAGCCATTGAGTTCATTTACATTCCATTGCGTATCAAGAACACAGGAGAAATTTAAAAATGGCAATTACATCGCTTAACAACATTGGTATTCCAACTACCAACGCAGCTGGCAGCACTCAAGTGCTGTTGATGCCAAAGTTAAAATATCGCTTTAGAGTTACACTGTTAGGATTTGGAGTTGCCGCAGCTACTGAACTTACTAAACAGGTACAAGATGTTACAAGACCTAAAGTGTCGTTTGAAGAAATGACACTGGACGTCTACAACTCAAAAGTTAAATTAGCTGGCAAATACACACTTGAAAACGTTACACTGACATTGCGTGACGATGCCAGTGGACAAGTGCAGAAATTAGTTGGCCAACAGATTCAGAAGCAGTATGACTTTATGGAACAGGCTTCTGCACGTTCAGGTATTGACTACAAATTTACCACACGTATCGAAGTGCTTGACGGCGGTAATGGTGCTCTAGTACCAACCACCTTAGAAACATTTGAACTATATGGTTGTTTTGTGCAGAATGCAGACTACGGTGATGCAAACTACAGTACCAACGAGCACATGACAGTGGCACTGACTATTGCCTACGATAACCTATCACAGTTCGCAGCTGGTACAACAGCAGTGAGCCCAATAGGCGGTATTGGAGCAGCAGTAGGAAGAACTATTGG